TGTTCCTTGTTTAGTTAATACTACCTCAACACCTTTACCATTAACAGCTTGTCTTGTATCACTTGCCCACCAAGCACTATTGCGTATCTCTGGTGCAAAATCTCCTCTATCATTCGCCATTGATGTCCTCCGTTGCAGAACATAACACTTCGTAAAAATCTGTTAATTCTGTTTTATCAAAATCATTAGGTAAGGAATCAATATGACATTTCAGGGTACAAATTAAATTGGTTAAACCCTTCATACATAAACCTTTTATTAACCATACACCACCGGCTCCACAATATTCATGTGGTTCGTCAATCTCATCAATAGAATATTCCATAGCATTAGCAACGTCATAAATTGATTTAAATGCTCGATATGCGGCTTTAAATTCATAATCGCCAATATATTTTTTATCGCTCATAGAACCTCCGCTAATGATTTAATAATCTCTTTGAGATGGTCTAATTCATCTTCAAGAGAACCTAACTCATTGTCTTTTTCATCGAGTTGTCTTTTTAGATTGGTTTCTACTTCTTCTAATTGTTTAATCTTCTCTACATAGAAATCATAGTCGTTATCTAATATCTTCTTAGGTCCGCCTCTAGTAGCCATTATTTTGACCCTCCAAAGATGTTTGACCAGTCCGAGAAAACATCTTCCAATACTTGACTAGAATGTGATTTTCTCTTTGATGGTAAACCTGACTCAAACCGTATGATGTCGTAATCTTCTTGACTGGCTTGATTGTTTTCTGCTCGAATGATTGCATCTTCTAGCAACCGTTGTCTCTCTAAATGGAATTGAGAGTATTCTTCCTGACTCATATATCACCTCATAAGTTTAATGGTTTATCTAATAAATCTACAACATACAACAGTTACTACAATACACTACTTAATCAAGTTACACAATACATTTTTTAATGTATGTGTGTTGTATTTAAGTCATGGGTATACAAGTACGGACCAGTCTAACTATTTACTTTTCAAAATAGAGAACGTCTTTGTTGTCATCGACCTTAGAACCTAACTGCTTGCATACTTCAGGTACAGAAAATTAAGCATATAAAAACCAAACCCCTTATATGTTATATACGGGAAATGAGTCTTTTTTTTAAAGACTAACACCATTGTTTATTAGGTTAAAGATTACCTATTTATCCTTATCCACTGTGTCATGTGTTTAAGAGGACTGGGTCATAGTCCCATAGTTTTTAATTCTAATACTTAATTAAATCTTTTTAAAACACTTAATGTTACATAAATACTATTTTGTAATTCACTCAATCTTTTTGCCTCTGATACGGCATCTTCCTCTAATTCATGCACTGCCGTTAATGACATATTTCTACCTGAGTTAGAAACACGCATCACGCAATATTGATGACCAGCTTTTAATGCTTCTGATAGTGGCAAAAACTTTTTGGGTTTTTGATTCTTTTTTAATGTAATGATTGGTCTTGTCATATTTTCCCCCAATAAAAAACCTTTAATTAAATCCTATGCTTTGACCCCATTAACGATTGTTTATCGTCAGGACATAGAACCTAATTAAAGGTCTTGATGCAGTCAAAGTTTGCTTATCAAGTGAAATACTACAAAAAAAAAGAGAGACTGTCAAGTCTCCCTATAAATAATCGTATGTGCGTAAGGTAATTACAAACCTAATTGGGTTAACAATCTGCCTAACCATATTTGAAAACGATTAAATGGCATCGGTACAGGCTCAAGGTTACTTGTATCGGTCGTTCTTAAATATTTCCATTGTCCAGAATAACCACTACTGATTAAGTTAATTCCTTTTCTATCTTCAAATCGCATATAAACCCCCTACATTGAGTTAAAAGAAAAGGGGTAATACATACCCCTATGAAATAATGATAATTGATTTAAAGACTATTTAAAAGACTCCTCGTATTCTTCAATAGATTCTATTTCAGTATTAATAATGGTTATCTGGTCAGCATCATCAATGTCTAAGTTATCTAACATCTTGAGAGCTTCACTAGCACTATTTGCCTCTACTGTTGTAATTACCTCTATGGTTTGCTTAATAATATATTCCATGATTAAATCTCCTTTGAATAATCTTCAATGTGATAATTCCATGAGTCCTCATCTCCTGAGTCCCCCTCTATAGCTTTGAATAAACATTTTTCTGCCAACTCTATAGTCTCAAAATGTCCAATATCATCCATCCATTCTCCGAATTGGTTATATGCTCGTACTACATAAATATCAATAATGTTTGGTATGTGCATGATTATTCCTTTTCTAAATAACATTCGATTGAATTGGCTAAAATTAGCCCATTAAGAACCTGTAAACAAGTCCTTAATAGATAATTCTAGTAAATGAAATCTGCTTTAAAGACAATCTCACCTGTATAAGTGTCTAAGTCTATCCAGTCACCATCAAAGTTATTTAACTCTTTTTCTGTCATCTCTTGAATAACATGAGGTTGTTTTACAAGTGCCATTTCATAAGTATCATTACCAACTATATAAGAGCCGAATTCTATAAATTGTGAAGTAAGTATTTGCATGATTAAAACCCCTTAGCGTAAATATAAACAAGTGCAAGTAAAGAACCCATAAACACCATAAAGATAGTGCCTAGTAAATAATCTATAAATGTTTTCATACTATCTCCTTTACTTTGTCGTAATATTCTTTTTTAGGTATCTTGTTGTCTTTTAGTTTTTCTTTGAGTTCATCATCTGTAAAACACTCAAACCCACAAAAACCATAACGCAAGATATCTGAATAGTCATCACAATGCCAAGCGTAATGCTCGATTAGTTTAATGATTGCGTTGTCTCGATTGAAAATCATAGTAATTCCTTTCCTTATGCAATACCTGATATAGAGAATGATTATCTTAGTGATAATCCAATAAGAGACTAAGAATTTAATCCCTTATTAGAAATATAGCACTAATTAAAAACTTTGTGAATAATTGTTGTTTTCATGCTATCACCTCTACTGCAATAATGAAATTACCACAACAGTTATAAACCTCGTATCCCTCGTAATAACCGTCTGAATACTCGTAAACTCTATCACCACCATATAAGACAAACCATGCACCCTGTATCCCTAACTTGTTTTCATGGTTATAACCCTCATCTGGCTTTCTTACGGCTCTAAAACCTTTGTCATCACATGGCATCACACAATCAACCATGCCATCAAAATCAGATAGATTTTTAATAAACAGTTTTCCATCATTCTTTTTAATAAAACTCTTTATTGTTGCCATTGTAGGATTCTTTTTAAATACAACTGGTGTTAAAACTGTTCCACCCGTATTTTTATCTAAAGTCATTAGATACGGTTTACCGTCAATATATGAACGGTAGTCATTGGGCTTTTTTGAATACTCTCTTTTTGTCATTTGTAACATGGTAAAACCTCCTTATGCAATATTTGATAAATGGCTAATGTTAGCCCGTTAGTAGCCCTATAAGAGCCACTAACAGATAACACTAATATTGTTTAATGTTGTTATCAATACGATACTTACAGTCTTTTTTCATCTTGCTTACAACATAAGATAACGGATAATCATAGAATACCTCTCCGAATCTATCATTATCACTACTAGCAACGGCATGAATAGAACCGTTATGTTGTCTTTCTAACATGATGTAATAATCTTTATAGTTAAAGTTTTTCATGTTATCCCCTTAGTTAATTTTATATTCCATAAACTTATCACCGTCTAAGCGTGCTAAGAATGTATTTTCACTTGTAGGAATGTAATCACTTGCTGGCTTATCTAAGCGTAACCATGAACCCCCGTCAAATTGAACAGCGTTAGATTGTCTCTTAATGACTTTACGCTCCAAGCCAATTAGTTTGCCAGTAGGAAACCAATCGTGACGAATCATGGTTACAGAATTACCTTCTACTAATTTTCTTTTAATATCGCTAAATGTTTTCATGCTTAAAGTTCCTTATAGTAAAACACCCGATTGATTGAATAGAGACCGTTTCCGTATCTCTGTATATAATTATATATACTATAAAACCTATTGTCAATACTTTATATTCTCTATGTTATATATTTTATTCTTATAGTTTCATCTAGCTTTATAGTATAAGTAATATAAGATAGTCTATAGAATTTTATAGTAGTTATTAGGTTAAGAATATATTAGGTATGAAATTAAGATTATAGATTGTTTGACATAATATCTACTCTTTCCGCATTGTGAAATATAAATATATATGGGGTTAGGTTAAGATTACTTATACATTATCCTCTGTATAGCTCTATTTACACTTAGGTTCGGGATTGGGTAGGTTAAAACTATCGTTACAGTATGACTGATAGACGGATACTAAGAGATGGGTATGAGACTAGTAGGTGCGAGACCCCCAACTGACTCCTCCCCAAAAAAAATATGGTATATTTGGTTTTATGGAGGATATAGAGATGAAGATTAATAAGAATATACCGATACCTGATAACAAGGTAAGAAGAAGTTACCCATATAAAGATATGGAGATAGGTGATAGTTTTTATATAGATGGTTTAGGATTATCTGTAGTATGTAATAACAACTATAGATATGGAAAGAAGTTAGGGATGAGGTTTATAGCAAGAAGTGAGAATGAGGGGGTGAGGGTATGGAGAACGGAATAAGGGGTAGGATTAATTTTGTACAGGAGGTAGCGGATAATGATGCGAAGGCACAGTATATGGACCGGTGTACGAAGATGAATTGGAATCAGTTGTTTGCTGAACTGATACGGGTGCATCAGGAGAGTGCGAGGTTATTACAGGCCGCGTATGATGAGTTGGATAGAGTGAATGAGCTTTTGAATAGGGATAGTGATGGAGAGGGGTTTGATAGCGAGACAAGCCACTGAGGAGGATTATTTGGCATTGCATGATAACCGTTTGGAATTGAAGATGGATATGCAGAAGGTGCTGGGATGTTTTAGTGCAAAAGAGAAGCATCAGCTTGTTGATGAATGGAAACGAAAGTATAGTAAGCGTAAGGTAGAGGAGTTAATACGCTTTGCGAAGAACAAGAAGGTATGTTATGCCATTGCACATTGGGATTTAGATAACTTTAAAAGCACAAGAAAATGAATTTCAATTTAAATAACTTCTATCGGTTCTGTGACCAGTTGTCGGTGGAGACAAAAGAAGATGGTTTAAAGAAACTAACGAAGCGTTTAGGGACTCAGACGTACGTAATGGATGAGATTGCTAAAGGTCTGGCGGATGATGTTCACTTCTTTGTTATCCTTAAAGGCAGACAACAGGGTATAACGACTATAAGTCTAGCCCTAGACTTGTATTGGCACTTCATTCATCCGGGCTTACAAGGTACTTTAGTGACCGATACGGAAGAGAATAAAGATATGTTCCGTGGTACTTTGACAAACTATATGGAAGGATTACCACAAGCGTATCGGATTCCAATGGTTGCCCATAACCGAAATGGTTTATCTCTGAAGAACAGAAGCCGTCTTTTTTATCAGGTGGCAGGACTTAGAGCAAAGGGTTCCCTCGGCAGAGGGAAGGGTATCACTTATCTGCATGGTACTGAGACATCCTCATGGGGAGATGAAGAAGGATTAGCGTCTTTGTTGGCTTCTTTAGCGGAGAACAATCCAAAGCGTCTATTTGTCTTTGAATCGACGGCTAGAGGCTTCAATATGTTCCATGATATGTATGTCACTGCCAAACGTGCAAGGACACAAAGAGCTATCTTTTGTGGCTGGTGGAGGAATGAGTTTTACTCTGCAGACCCAACAAGTAATGTATATAAGACGTATTGGGATGGAAAGTTAACCGTTGAAGAAAAAGAGTGGACCAGAGACATTAAGAAACTTTACAACGTAGAAATCAATTCCCGTCAGATGGCTTGGTGGCGATGGAAACTCTACGAAGGAATTAAAGATGATGCCCTCATGTATCAGGAGTTTCCTCCAACCGAGGACTATGCTTTTATTATGACCGGTAGTAGTTTCTTTAGTAATGCACGGTGTACAGACGCAATCAAGATGGCAAAGAAGGTTCATCCTCAACACTTTAGATATTCCTTCGGCGCTAACTTTCAAGACACACAAGTCATTAAATCTACAGACAGACTCTCAACCCTTAAGGTGTGGGAGGAACCAATTGACACAGCTTTCTATGTGATTGGTGCAGACCCAGCCTACGGTAGCTCAGACTGGGCAGATAGATTCTGTATCCAAGTCTTTCGGTGTTATGCAGACGGTATGGACCAAGTAGCGGAGTTTGCAACATCAGAACTCAACACGTATCAATTCGCTTGGGTGATTGCCCACCTAGCAGGAGCTTACAAGAACAGTACCCTCAACCTTGAAATCAATGGTCCGGGTCAAGCAGTTATCAATGAGATGCGTAATCTCAAACGTCAAGCGGCAGCCATGAAAACAGCGATGGGTAAAGATTTGATGGATGTGTATGCGTCTATGTCCAACTATATCTGGAGACGTAATGACACTCTTGGTGGACCAAGTAACAGTATTGGTTGGTTAACTACCAGTGCAACAAAAGAGAGGATGCTCACCTACTTTAAAGACTTCTTTGAAAGAAACATGATGCAAACTCTTAGTCTGGATTTAATTGAAGAGATGAAAACCATTGTTCGGGATGGGGGTAGTATTGAGGCAAGTGGACGTAACAAAGATGACAGAGTCATAGCGGCAGCGTTGGCAGCAGCGGCATTTGCTGAACAAGTACAACCACGACTCATTCAACAAGGGATTACACGGTCTATCTCTCAGAAACAAGAAGAGTACACACCAGAACAAATTGCAGTAGGTCGTAACGTATCCGACTATCTCAAACGCATTGGAGTGTATTCCTAATGGATGCCATCATTCCACAAAGACAATTACTGATTGAAATAAAACGGTTTGTGAAAGACAAAGCAAGAGGTATTTCAGTGGAAAACTTTGCTGACATAGCCGGCATGAGTGCTAAACATTTTAGAGATGTGTTTATTGAAGAACTCCATCCAATGACATACAACGTCCAAGTACGAGTTTCAAGGGCGTACCGTTCTTATCAACGTGGTGAAATTGTTGTCATGCAAAACCGAGACAATACACGGTTTGCTCAATACCGCAAAGAAGCCAAACCGCACTATGTCCGTAGCACCGGTTTACAGGTTGTAGATGGTCAGATTAAAATTAAAATAGGTATTCGTAACGCAGCAGACTATTCGCAAGAGAATTTAGATGAACAGCTAGGGGGAAACAATGGCTAAAGTATTACACGATTACAAATGCAGTGAACATGGTTACTTTGAGGGGTATAAACCGATTTGTCCAATGAAGCAATGTGCCGGTGAAGTATTGGTCGTTTTCTTACAAGCACCGGGTTTGGTGAGTGATAAGACAAAAAAGAACGATAAAACCTTGAAACAATTGGCAATAGACTTTAAGATGTCAGATATTAAGTCAACCCGTGAAGGTGAACATCAAGCCGGCTATTTGGCGAAGTATGGTCCAAAAGAAGATAAAGTCGAGCGAATGCCCGATGTTCCACGTGAAGCAAGACCGGGTGACAGTGCAGTATGGGGTGGGGGATTCCAAAACCTCAATATGGCGAGTATATTATCAGGAAGAGCAGTACAATCTGTAAAAGGAGAGGCGGTTGGTTTAACTCCATCACAAGCCGGTATTAATAAAGGACCTGTGATAGACCCTAAAGCAACCATGCGAGACCATGAAAATTTGAAGATTAAAACATGATAATTCCACCAAACCCAGATGACCGGGAGTTTTTCTACAAAGACCTGATACGCAAGTGTCAAGTCTCAAGTGATGAACGTAGAACCGACTACTCAAACTTGCGCTCCTATTATCTGTTTGGTAACTCAGAGGAAGAATCTCCTGCCGTCTTTAACAAGATTCATCCACACATTGACCAGCTTACTTCTTTCCTT